TCTGCTTTCTCCATTATCTTTTATTAGTTTTTTCCATTCTCTTTTTCTGTCTTGCCATTCTTTTTTTTTTGTATCTAAAACAGAAAAAGGTGGCATTCCAAAAACTTCATTCAATTTTATGCTTTCATATTTTTTTTCTTCATTTTTCATAATATCACTATTTACTTCAAAATCTTCTAAAATTTCATCTAATTCACTACTATCAATTCCTATCGTTTCTAAATCAAAACCAATACTATCTAACTCACTTAATTCAATAGCAAGCAATTCATTATCCCAAATAGCATACTCCCCTATTCTATTATCAGCAATAATATATGCTTTTCTTTGTGTTTCGCTTAAATGTGATAAATCAATCGTTGGCACTTCTTTATATCCTAACTGCCTTAATGCTTCATATCTTCCGTGTCCTGCTATAATAGTATTATTATGTATCAAAATAGGGTTACACATTCCAAATTCTTTTATACTCGCTTTTATTTTATCTATCTGACTTTGTGGGTGCTTTTTAGTATTATTTACATAAGGCACTATTTCATCTATATTTTTATAAACTACTTGCAATTTTTTATCCATTTTTTACCTTTTTTTTACTTTATTATATCAATTTTTTTTAACTAAATTATTATAATAAAATAAAAAGAGTAAAAAAATTACTCTTTTATATCTTCACTTATATCTTCAATTTCTGCTTCAAATATATCTACATCATCATTTTGATTTTGTGGCTCTTCTAATAGTGTGCTTTGGCTGTTTTCTATTTCAAACACTTTGTTAATACTATCACCACTAACACCTATTTTTCTTGCTATATATCCTACTGCCTTTGCTATATACATCTCTAACCAAAAACCAGTATTATATGGACTAAATTTACTATTTTTCGCTTTTGATAAATTTGCTAACTGGTCTAATTTTTCACGGCTCACATAAAAATTTTCCACTTCATCAATATCAGTATATTTTACGGCTACCCAAATACCGATTAGATTATCTTTTATCCATTTTTCATTTTCTTCTCTTTTACCTACTTCAAGTCTAAATATATCATCAAATCCATCGAATTCCATTTTAAAATTATCTGTTTTATATACTTCTCTTGCTTTTATTAAAATACCATCTCTTCTTAAAAGGTGTTTATATCCTTTATAACTTATTATTGGTTGTGCTTCTCTTCCAAACGGGACTATATAAGCAAGCCCTAACTGCTTACTAATAGGCAAACTTGCTTCTGCTATCATTAAAGCACTTTTCATAACACTTTCTACACTACAACTACTTAAACTATTATCTAATGCTACATTAAATAAAGTCGCTTTAAATTTACTTGCTTTTTTTTCATCTCCACCAAAAAGGTCGCTTAACCTTTTTGACATTGTTTTACTATCTAAAAATTTACTCAACTCTTTTTTTCTTTCTTTTATTACTATATTATTACTCATTTTCTTCCCCTTTTGCTTCTTCATAAATTGATTTTAATACTTTTGGCTCAAACCCTAAAAACTCCAAAATTTGTGCTTTTTTATCTTCTGCAATATAAATACTATATCCACTTTTTTCATCTCCATAAACTTCAAACCAACTTTTAACATCTTTTTGAGTTAAACATTCTTTATAATAAGTTTCTAACTCTCCAATCTCTTTTTTTAGCTCTTCATTTTTATATGCAAACTCTACATTTTCTCTAATTATTATACTCATATCACTAAACATTTTATAATCAAATTCTGTCATTTTTTATCCTTTATGTTTTTTTGTTTATTTTTTACATCTTCTACTATCTTAGTAACTTTTGCCTTATAAATAGGGTTAAGCATTTTGTCCCTATCAAAAATTCTCGTGCTTGGTCTTTCGTTGTAAAAACTCATCTTATATCCTTTTTAAAATTCTATATTTTCATAATAAGTAATTGTAAGCATTAAATTATCATAATTACTACAATCTAAATCATTTTCATTATATTCAAATTCTGCTCTTACTTCTTTTCCATTTTCTAACTCATAAACCACACTACCTACACCATTTCCACATAAAATATCATTACATATATCTTCATCAAAAAAATCACGATTAGCGACATCTTTTATAATATCGCTTAATTCTTTTAGTGTTAATTCTATCTTTTTCATTTTACTGCCTTTTCTATACTATCAATTATATTACAGCTTTGAAATACAAAATAATCTTCATATCCTTTGGCTCTACATTTTTTAGCACCTATTCTTTCTTTTATAAGCTTGTGTGCTTCATCTTTATCAAATGATACATAAGTATAATGAAGTCCATATCTTCTATTCCCATTTTTATCATAACCAAGTTTTAATACATCTTCAACTACTCTACCATTTGATAGCATAATATTCATTCTTTCTAATATTTTCATCTCTCAATCCTTTTTTATTTATTTTTTTTGTTTTGTTAATGTAATTCTATCAAATTTATTTTATTTTGTCAAGTTTTTTTGATTTTTTTATAATAAAAAAGAGTAAAAAATTACTCTTTAAAATTTATAATATACATATTGTGGTAATATAACATCATTTATACTACTAAATCCACCATATATAAAATCAAAATTACTTTCTTCCCAAATATCGTGTTCGCTACACCATTTATATTTAAAAATAGCTTTTTTTAGTAAATCTTCTCCATATTGTTTAGCTTGTATATCGTGTCTAAAATATCCTGCTCCACTATACTCTAACTTACTAACTCCTGCAAAAATAAAATCGGTTACATTTATCCCATTTTGTGCTAATACTTCGGTATATACTGCTTCTTGTAATGGATATAAATAATTACCACTACTTTTAGCAAAACTTTCACTTGTAGCTTCTCCACCCATTGTTTTTACATCTATTACTATATACCCTTTTTTTGTTTTAACTAATAAATCTGGACGACATTTAACTTCTACCCCATCAATCTCACCAAAAAATGATTTTTCCTTTATCCCGTGCTTAATCCAATCTTTCAACTTAGGCAATTCAAGTATTTTTCTTGCTAACTCTTCAACTTGCTCCATATCTTCAAATGTTAAAATTGTTTTATCTTTTGCACTTTTGTATAACTCTATAAGTTCATTTTCTTTTGGTGTTATATATAAGATATTGTTATCTAATTTTTCAATAATCTCTTTCGCCTTTTTGCTTGTGCTAACTGCTCCACTTGGTGTTAAAACTTCATCTGGATATACTTCATATTCTGCTCTATTATCTACTATATCTCTAATTTTTTCTGGAATTTTATCTTCTAAAACTATAAACTCTTTTTCAAAATCTTGTGGCTCTAATACTATTTTATGTAAAGCACTACCAATATCAAGTGCTTTGCTTTTTATTTCAAGTTCTCCATCAATAATTTTTTTGAATTTTTTAGCATTCAATAAAAGAGTAGATAGCATTGTGCTACCTATCGCCTTGTTATTATGGTATTCTTTATTAGTCATTTTTTTTCTCCTTTTTAATTACTTTTATAATTCTATCTAATCCTATTGGATACCAATAACAATCCCAATCTAAATAAATATAACTATTATATTTTTTATTAAAATCATCATCATAATTAAAACCTATAACATTAAATTCTAATTTTACACCATATCCATTTTTAAATACTAATTTATCACCTACTTCAATATCTCCTATAAGTTCTTTTCTTGTTTCTTTTGTTAAATTTTCTTTTATAAATTTTTCCATTTCATTCATTTTCAATCCTTTTATTTTATTTCAAATTCTGTATAATCACAACCTAAATCATCTAAAAACTCGATAACTGCTTCTTTACTTGCTTTCTTATAGCAACTTTCAAAAATACTTAATTCTGGGTCTATATTTGTTTCTTTGTATTTAGTTCTAAAACAATGACTAAAACTTAATAAATATTCGCCTATTTTACCTTGTGCCTTTATAAATTTTGTACTAAATTTGTGTATCTCTACTAAATGAAATTCAACAAAAATCTCTTCACCTTTCTTATTTACTATCTCTGCTCTAAATCTATGGTTCAATCCAGTTTTTGGCTCTGTTAATCCCATTGCTTTGAATGTTACTTTTTTCATCTCTCAATCCTTTTTTATTTATTTTTTCTTAGTGTAATTATATATTATTCTTATTATTTTGTCAAGTTTTTTTGATAAATTTTTATAAAAAAATAGATAATTTATAAGAAACCATCTAAATAGTTTTTTGCTTCTTCAAAACCATAAGAGACTACACCATCACATACATCGCTTTTTTGTATTGTATTTAAAAACTCTTTTTGATAATCAGATACACTTATACCTGCACTCGATAATCTACCATTTTTTAACTTTTTTTTAGCTCTTTTAAGTTCTATAAATAACACTTTATTTTTCAATATAACTATAATATCACTTACACCTTGTTTTTTCCCCATTGCTTTTGCTTTGGCTTCTATTTTAAGTGCTACTGCTCTATTATTAAAACTTTGTTTATTCTCTCCCATTGGAGCAAAATATTCAATTATCTTGCCCCTTTGTTTTTGTATCTCCAAATACTTAACTAACATTTTTTGGTGGTCTTCTTCTTTTAATTTGCTTTTATCAAATTTTATCATTATTTTCCTTTTTAATATATATATTTATATTTAATGTTCTTATTATTACTTCAATAATTAAAAAAGCACTTATTGATATAAAGCTTAAAATAATATCTACACTATTAGTAATCTTATTATCTGTTAATGTAGATAAAATCGAAAAAACTATGCTTATAATAACAAAATAATATCTTATAAAATTAGTCATTATTTTCCTTTTCGCTATTCAAATATCATTCTATTTATAACTACTGGCAAACTATCTTTAAAAACTTCTATAAGTCCAATAGCTTCTTCTTCAACATCTTTATTAGTAACTTTCCCTTTTTCATTATAAACTCTAATTCTTGCAAAAGATATAATAATATGTAACAACTCTTCTGAAATTTGAAAATCGTCTCCATCTATCAAACATCTTCCATCGTTAATGTTAATCATTTTTCTGCTCCTTTTTCTTCAAAACTATTACAACCAAAATCATCAACAACTATTCTTTTATACATTCCTTCCCATAATTTTTTATTTTTACAATAACCTACTAATTCTATATCAAATTTTCTTTCTTCTGTTTTTAGTTCAAAATACTTGCAATTTATGCAATTTTTGTTTTCAAAATAATTAAATACTTTATCTATTAAGTATTGACAATCTTCTGTGGCTATAACATTTGCTTTTTGAAATTTAATTTCTCTCATTTCTTCATATAAATCTACTCTTGTCATTTTATTTCTCCTTTAAAATAAACCAAAAAACTAAAATAAAGGGGCTTAACCACTTTTCTTTTTCGATTTTATTTTATTTTTATTTTTTATTTGCCAGTTTTTCAATCTTCATTTCTAAATAATGCTTTGCTTTTAATAAATCTTCTAATTCACTTGTCTTATCTTTTTTACCTGCCCTTGCTACATATTTAAGCACATTACCTAAATAAAAATCTAATCCCCATTTATCTATTACTTCTATAGGTTGTATCCCTAAGTCATAATGCTTTGGTGTTTTCATATTTAATTCCTTTTATTACTATTTCTAAATCTATCTAATAAAGTATAATTATCATTTATACAATCTTGTGGCTCTAAAAACCAACACTGCAAATAATCTTCTGTATCTTCATAATTGCCTATCCATCTTTTGCAACCAAAACGATGAATGCACTCTTTTCCTACATTACAATATGTATAATCAAAATTTAATTTATCAAACGGCTTTTTACTCATTTTTTATCCTTTCTTGGCTCATAATATTTATAAATACCATACACAAAAACTACAAAACAAAATATATAAATAAATGGCTCTAAATAGCTCAAATTTAAAATAAAAACATCTTGTAGTGTAGTTTTAAGTAAAATAAGAAAAAAGTAAAATACGGCTATTATAATAAGCCATATTAAAACTTTTTGAAATCCCATATAAAATAAGTTTCTAATAAATCTATTCATTTTTTTTGTGCCAATTCTTTTAACTCATTTGCTAATTTTCTAAGTTTTTTTATCTTTCCATAATATCTATATTCGATAACCTTATTTAATCCACTTACAACTAAAACACCTTTCTTTATGCTTATAGGTAATATACCTATATAAAAACTACCTTTTAGTGTAGTAATAACAAATTTTAATCTTTTTTTGCTTGGATATAAAACTATTCTATTATTTAAGTAAATTGTCATAACTGCTCCTTTTTATCTATTATTAAATAACTTGTATATGCTATATTTTTAAAAGGGTTATAAACTCTTTTTAATGCTTCTTTTAAATATTTATTTTTTTCTTTTAGTTTATTATTCTCTTCTTTTAGTTTATCATTTTCAAGCTCTATTTTAAATCTTTTTGAAGCTTCTAAACTTCTACAATCATCTATAATAGATTTTAATTTATCAATAGTTTTTTCAAGTTCTTCTATATATAAGTTTAGATTATTTACCTTTTCTTCATAATCTTCTTTTATTTTATTTAATTTTTTTTCATATTTATCAGTGTTAAAAATACCAAACATATTAGCTCCTAAATTTATCTAAATCTATTTCAACTAATTTGATAACATCTTTTAAAAATTTGTAAAATTTCATTTTTTTAGCAAACTCTCCCTTACCTAATTTAGCCCATTTTTCTTTATATTTATTTATATTTTTTTGTATCTCTTTTGCTTCATTATAGCTATCATATAAAGTAGTTTTATATACATTTTTTAAAATTCCAAAAATAGGTGTATTTTTTACAAAATAAAACTCTTTAACATCTTTTTGTAATTCATCTAATACACCACTAATCCCATAAGCTTCATTACCAAATATCCCTACAAATTGTTCCATAATATCATCTTTATTGTTATTGTTACATCTATTGAAGATTATATTTATATTAGCTGTATTATCTCTTTTTTTAATCTCTTTTATTGTATCAAGTAAATTTTTAACTTGCTCCAAATCATCGTTTATAGGAATGTAGTAATCAAGCCCATTTAAATCACTATCATTTAAAAAATCCAATACCTTAATAGTATCATTACCACCACCACAATCGATAATATGACTTACTTTATTATCAACTAATTTATCATATAAAATTTCATCGATTTTACTTTCACTTTTGTCTGCTTTTATATTGTCAAATTTAAGGCTTGTGTTTTCAAATTCTGTCCTATTGTTATTATCAAACTCGTGTATAACTATATCTTTATTTTTACACAAAAACGGCATAATGTTACTTGCTATAACACTTTTACCTACACCACCTTTTGTATTCGCAATTACCTTTAACATCTCTCAATCCTTTTTTGTTTTATTTTTGTTATACCCTTTTATTTAAGAGTATAATCAAAATAAAAAGAGTTATACATTTTTAAATATCCTAAACTCTTTTTTTTCTTCTACAATTTCATCTTTCTTATTGGGTATTAGTTTCATTTTTTTTTCTCTAATCTCTTTTTTTAACTCTTCTATCTTAGAATTTAGATTATATCTCTTAATATAAAAATAAATGCTGTTCGGCACTCTCTTATCAACTTTTATCCCATTTTCTTCAAGTAATACATAAAATAGATTTGTAACTTCATTATAAGATAATCCAGTTGCTAATTGCTCTATAATCCATTTTTCACAAATTTTTAATGCTGTCGAATTTCTTACAAATCCACTATACTTTTGTAGCATTCTTAATTTTTTAAAATCACACATATTTTTCCTTTTATTATTTTTATTTTATTATATCAAATTATTATTTTATAATCAAATTTATTTTACATTTTAATTATAAAAAAAGAAGATAAAACCAAAATTAAAATGGTATATCTTCATCTGGTATATCAATTTCGGTTTCTGTATTAGAATATTCATCATAATTATAATCATCATAATTATTATTATTTTGTGTATTTTTATCATCATTAAAAGCAATTATTTCGTATCTAAAACCTATTTTTTCATCTTCAAAATATTTAGTCGGTTTTTGTACTAATATATTTACTTGCTTAAATCCGACTTCTAAAAAACCTGTCATATATTGAGTAGCTGTTTTAGTCTCTTCATCAATTTTATTTTTTAACCATAAACTACCTATTCTAATATCTCTAAATGTATCGCCCTTATTGATATTAGCTCTCATATAAATATAAAAATCTGGGCTTTTATTTCCTTGTGGATTTTTATTTTTCGCTAATTTTGCTTTAAATGGTCTAAGTCCAGCAATTCTAAAATGACACTCTAACCATTTGATAATCTTTTTTTCTTCCCCATTTTTTACTTCCATCTCTTCATCTCTTACAAATCCAATAACTGCCATTATATATCCTTTATATCAATTTTAAAAATAATTTTTTATCGCCAATTTTAACAACATTACCATAAACTTCATAATCAAACTCACTTATCTTTTTAAGTTTTTTTTCATTCATTACTTTAAATGTTAAATTTTTACCATTTAGCTCTTTATGTTCTGCTTTTAGTTCTTCATTTAATAATTCAAAATCATCTATATTAGTTTTTATTGTTACTTCTTTTTCATTTTCTCCATCATAAATACTACATATATAATAATGAATTTTATCGCTATAACTCTCAATTTTATTTTCATCTTCTAAATGGTGCAAAATATCATTTTGTATCACATTAAAAATAAAAGGTAAATCAAAACTATTTTTTTCGTTTTTTATATTCTTTTTATAATACTCTCTTATTAAAAATGAAATAGTACTTAATAAAGTGCTAAATTTTAAATCTCCTGCTATATCATACATTATAGTACCAGTCTCTAAATTATTTACTACTTTTAAATTCAAAATATCTTTCATTTTTCAACCTTTTCAAATTTTTCTTTAAATTCTTTGTATTCTCTACAAAATAAATCTTTAATATATGGATTTTCACTTTTATATAAAATAGCTTTTTTCCATTCACTATTTACTTGTATTTTACAAAAATCTACAACTACATAAATTTTATTGTTTTTGTAGTGTTTATATTTATAACCTACAATTACACTCATAAATGCTCTTTTCTTTCAAGTTAAACTAAATCTTCTAATTTATTCAAGTCTTCTTCTTTTACAAAAATACCATTTTCATTTAAAATACCTTTTCTATATTTTATCTCATTCCAACTTTTAGATATGCACTCTTTAAAATCTAAATTTTGCCATCTACAAAAAGCTTCAAGGTCATTTACTACATTTCCAACACTATCAATCAATTTATCTTTTTTGTCTCTAATAATAGATTTTGCAACATCTCCTATATCACTTTGTAGCCACATAAAAGAATATTTTAAATTCTCTTCATTTTTATAATATTCATTTTGTAAATTTTCAAGCTCTTCTATATTTTTATCTAAAAGCCCTGCAAGTATTGTAGCAACTACAAAAATATCTCCCACACTATCTTTTATAATTTTCAAGTATTCTTCTCTTGTTTCTTTTTCATCTTCTTTTGTAGTTATATATTTCCTAAAACTATCTGCTAACTCTCCAAATTCTTCTGCTAATTTTAAATTTTGTGCTTCAAGTGTGCTATTAGGTATAATCTTTCTATCTTTCGCCCATTGTCTTATTTTTTCTGCATATTGTCTCATTCTTTCTCCTTGTTATAATATTCTTTATAATAATGTTCTATAAAATCTATACAACTTGTTTGTAATGTATTTAAAAAACTAATAGCTGTACTTTCAAGCTCTTCAACATCATCATCTTGGTTACTACTATCTTTTAGTTTATTTTTAGCTATCATTTTTGCTATTTCAATATTTAGTGTCATCAATTCACTTACAACAACATCAAAACTTCCATTTACTTCAAATTCACTCTTATCAATCTTTATCATTTAATCTCCTTGTTTTTCTCTATTATTTTATCTAAATAAATAAATATTTCACTTATATCTGTATATATATTCTTTTTAGCATATTCAATAAGTGTAACTATTTCATAATTACTATTTATTAGCTTATCTTTTAATATCTCAACATTTATATTTTTAAAATCAATTCTACCACTTGTTTTACTTTTATCTACTTCAAATAATGTAATAAATTTAAAAATATCAAGCTTACTATCTATTTTTGCACTACATTCAAAATCTTTGCAAGCTTTAAATCTATTTTCATAAATATCACACTTTCCTTTATTGTTTAAAAACACACATTTACCATTTATTTTTTCAACACCTGCACCTATAACTCTATCACTTTCAAAATCTTTTATTATTAAAACTTTTGCACCAAATCTTAATGCTTTGTTTATCTCTTCAATATCTCTTAGCTCTGGTGGGTTTATACAACATATTCCACTACACTTATCACAATTAAAATCATCTATAATCATCTCAAACCCTTTTTATTTTATTTTCTAAATCGTTTATAATTTTTTGTAATTCTTTAATTTTAGTATTCATTGTTTTTATATAATCACTTAACATATCTACTACAAAATCATCTTTACCACCCTTATTTTTATTTGTTATTTTTTTGTATAATTCATCAATAGTATTTTTAAGAGATATGTTTTCATCTCTTAAATCTTGATTAGTTTTAATCGTATCTTTTAAGCTACCTTTATATATATTTAATTCATTTTCAAGCTCTATTTTTTCAAATTCTAATTTATTATTTTTATTTATAAGCAACTCATTTGCTTTTATAAGTTCTGTTTTACTTAACTCATATATATCAATATTACTCATCTTGTTCCTTTTTAGCATTCATTTTTTTAAAAAATTCTTTTACTTCTTGTTTAGTTAAAATCTTTTTATTATATAATTCCTTAAATAATTCATAAGCTAATTTTTGGCTATTCTCTCTATATTCTTCATATCCTTGCTCTTGTAAATCTTTTTCTATATTATCAAGCATATTTTCAAAAAAATTTTTATCAAATATCATAAATAATTCTTTATTTTTTACTTCATATTTATATAAATCTATCATATACAAACACATTAAAATCCTATAATGTGGTATTTTATTGTTATATCTATTAAATACAATATCAAGCAATTTATCTGCATTTATCTTTACTATATCAAATTTAACTCTACCTTTTAAAACTCCAATTTGCTGTAATTGTTTGACTATAAATAAATATAATTCTAATAATTTTTTTTCGCCAAGCTCAATTTCAATATCTTTTCTACTTTTAACTACATCATCAACTATTTCAACTTTTCCATTTTCTTTTAAAAATTCTAAAATCATACTTGCTATCATAAATAACCAAACACTATCTTTTTTTTGTTTTTCATTTCTAAATTTTGTATCTGCATTTTTCTTTTTTTCAAGTTCTTTTAATTTTATATCATATTGTTTAGACTTAGCCCCTGCTGTTAATATATTCCTTACACCATTTTCTTGTGATTTTTCAATTAGTTCTCTTTTTACTCTCTCAATTTGTTTGCTATATTCTTTAACACCTTTTTTAAAGTTTGCAGATATTCTTTTAATATCTACATTTTTTTTTACTTTCTCCCTTTTACATACTTCTTTTGTTTTTTTATTTATCAAAACTATTTCGTTTTGCTCTCTTTTGTTTTTGTAACAAAAATGATATAATTCATATTGCTTTTTAGTAGCAAGTTTTTTAAGTGAAACTGAATTGTATTTAGCTCTCAATCCTTTTATAAATTCGTTTAGTTTCATTTTTTCAACCCTTTATTTTGTTTTATTTGTTACTTCTTAATCGTAACTTATTCAAGGGCAAGTCTTTCGCTACTTTCTTGCCCTTTGATAAATTACATTAAAGGCTTCATTATGTTTAAGCTTAAATTCAAAAAATTACTACAAAAACATAAAAAAATAATAAGGGCTTTATTTTAACCCTTAATATAATTTGCTATATCTTGCCAAAATGTAAATAAAAATATCGCATACATTACATAACTTAAAAGTAATGTATTTCTTTTTACCTGTAATTCTTCATCACTATAAAGCTCATAATAATTATCCATTATAATAAATTCATAAATAATAAACATTGTAAAACCAGCTATAAAAGTGAAATAAACACTATCAAGCACAACCCCTATGATAGCTGGAATAGCTATCATATTAAAAAACACTTTAATTTCAACATCATCTTCATAAATAACTGCTCTCATTTTAAATCCTTATATATTTTTCAATCTCTTTATAATTTCATCTAAATTTTGTATTTTAGTTCTTCTATTTTCTTTTTTTAACATATCAATAACTAATTCAACTGCCGTTTCAACATCATATATTTCAAAAGTAGTAGTTATAAACTCTTCTACTGCACTATTATTGATTTTTCCTTTTTTAATTATAAAAGTTTTAACCCCTAATATTTCGCTTTTATCTAATTTAATCATCTTTAATCCTTTTTTTGTTTTATTTATTTATTTGTATAATTATATATTATTTTATTTTGTTTGTCAAGTTTTTATGATAAAAATATATTAAAAAGATTAGATTTTTTTATTTTTCCATTCTTCTAACCTTTTTAAATGCTTTCTTTTTTTATCAAGTAATCTCTCAACTGCTTCTGTAATAGGCTCTACTAATTTATCTTTTTCAAGTAATTCTCTTAAATGACTTCTTAATAGGTTTATATCTATTTTAGTCTTATTTATTAAATTATCTATCGTTGTATTATGTATTTTACAATAATCATCTAAACTAACATCATATAATTGCTCTAAATCAAAACTCATTTTAAATCCTTTTATAACTCATTTGTAATTTATTTTTAATAGTATTATTTACTTTATTATCTAATAACACACTTTCATTTTTTTTAACTAATAAAGGCACTTTATAATCACTTTTTACTTTAACTTTTCTAGGCTCTTCATTTTTATAATAATCAAGTAATTTTACATCTCCAAGTTCATTACTTGTAACTCCATTTTTCACAACTCTTTTGTAATGCTTTTTAAAATTATCTTTCAACCAATATAATTTATCATAATTCTCTACTTTACAACATTCTACCCAACCACCCAAAAACTTGTCTATAACATAACTTATTGTTTTATCTTCAAACTCTGGGACACTATATTTTCCAACACTTTCAATAGCATTAGCAAATGTTATACTCGCTTTTGTGCTAATATCTTCAAGTGTATCATCATCTAATTTTAACAACTCCAAAAAATGTGCTGGTTTTGGATAATAGCTATAACTCCAACTTTCTAAAAGCTTATCTACTACTTCTATAAATTCGTCTGTATTCATATTCTTAGATAAAATCCTATAATAAGTTGTAACACTTGTATTGCTTAATGGTGTTCCTATAATTTCATCTAATTCAGCTATCTTTAAACCAAAAATATTTTCATCAATCATTTTTTCAATCCTTTTAATATCGCTATTCTCTCTTCTGTTCGTTTTTTTATCTCTTCTATACTCTCACTACCTATTTGTCTTTTTTTTGCTTGTGTGCTAAAATCTCGGCTACTATTAGGCATATAAAAGTCTTTCCAGCCATTTACGATAGCATTCTCAATAACTTCTCTTGGATTTGCACCTAATTTGTAAAATTCTCTTAGTTTATTTATAAGTCTTTTAATAACTACACCACTATTAGATAATTTTTTAGATTTTCTATATTTTAGATATTCAATAAACAACTCATTTAATTCTTCATCATCTAAATACTTTTCATTTTTTTTCTCTTCTATGTTTGTAGTCTTAGTATATGTAGTCTTAGTATAAGTAATGTTTGTCCCTTTCGTCCCATTGTGTTTGTCCCTTTCGTCCAATCTTGGATTATCCCTTTCGTCCAATCTTGTTAAGTCTTTTTCGTCCTTTATAGTTTGTTCGTTTTTAACATTTTTGTTATAAAATTCATTCATAAATTCAGCATATAAATCCCAATCTATTGAATAATAAGTTTTCGCTGGTAGTCCTTCCCTTGTAACTTTTATAAAAGCTATCTTTTTTATTTTTTGTTTAGCTGTTTTTAGCTCTTTTTCTGTCAATAAAGTCTCATTCCTAATATCTTCATCGGTTTTAAAAAACTTATCTTTTTTACTAAACCAATACATCAACTGCGACAATAAAAGTCCAGCAGTAGTACTACCTGTAATTTTCCTATAAATAGGATAATATGCAATAGGTCTTTCATTTAGCATTCTTAAAAATTCATTATGGCTCATCTCTCAATCCTTTTTTTATCTCTTAATCTTTTATAAGTTCAATATTTTCTTTTATAAATAAATTCATCATCATTGTAATAGTAACATTACCATCATTTTTACAAAATTCTCTTAAATAATCCCATTTTTCTCTATCTATATGTATAACAAAATCTTTATATTTTTTTGTATCATTAGTTATGCTACAAATATATTTTTTTCCATCTCTAAACTCTTCAATCTCTTTTTCTATTATAGAATTTATTAAATCCTTATTTTTTAAATAAGGTAAATAATTTTTATTCATTCTTACTATTTTTCTAACTCTCATCTTTGTCCTTTAAATTGTTTTTTATAATTATAATATAATTTTATCAAATTTTTATGATTTTTATAGTTTTTTTTAAATAATTATTAGTATTTTATTAGCTTTACTATGTTTTATAAATCCTTTCTCTTGTAACTCATAAATAGCTTTATTTACTAACGGGTGTGTCATACCTACTTTGTCATATAATTCTGTTTTACTCTCATAATGGAATACACCACCATTAAAAACTAAAAACGAATATAACATTTTAGCAACACTTCCTAATGTTTTATTTTGATAAATCTCTTTTAATCTATAATTAAATTTGTCGTGAAAATTATAAAACATCTCTAAATCTTCCAACATATCAATTAAATTTTTATCGTTTTTATATTCTTTTTTCTTTTTTTTAATCTCTTCAAACATTTAAAACCTTTTAGTAACTTAAATTTTCTAATTTTTTTGGTGTAGAATTATTGTTTATGACTTTTATAACCTTTTGGTATTTATTATTTTTCTGTTCTTCTCTTATTGTTTTTGAGATTATTTTTTTTAATTCTTTAATCATACCTAACAGCCTTTATTTTAGTTTTTAGATAACCTGCTTTTATGTAATGTTTAACATTTTTTACAATAAATATATCTTTATTTAGTTCTCTTGGCACTCTATAATCTGGTGCTGATATAGAGATAATATCATTTATTTTTAAATCTACAAAATAAGTAGTAAATTCAACTTCTTGCTTATCATATCCAAATTCTAAAAATTCAGCTATTGCTCTTTTTGTGGCTATTGTTTCATCTATAATAAAATTATCTTGTATCTCTTTACTCTCACCATCTCTATCTATTTCATATATATTTCTATATAAAGACACATTTTCTTCTATATCATTGCTTTTAACTATCATAAATACCCTTTAATCAATCTATTATAATCGTATTAGGTAGTAATTTACTAACATAGCTTCTATCTAAACCGCTTCTACTTATTATTATATATTTTAAAGTATCTTTTAAATCACTTATACTACTTGGTAAAGTTTTCAAACTATGAGTTTGGTGTAAATCTAAAGCTTCTAATTTTTTCAAATCTCCTATACTTTCTGGTATTTTTGTCATTCCAAAATTACTTTCAAAAGATAAATATTTTAAATTTACTAAATTAGAAATACTATCAGAAATAACTAAATCTAAATCATAATCAAAATGTTCTTCTATTTTTAATGTTTCTAATTTTACAAATTCACCTATACTATCTGCCACAATACCACTATCTTCAAATGTATTTTTCAATCTTAAAAAATTTAGTTTATATTTAAACATATTAGTAAAGTCATAAAAGTTATTTTTTATTTTTCCAACTTCTAAACTTTCTAAATAAGGCAAATTTATAATACATTCAGGGAATAATGTATAGCTTGAATTAGCATTTATTATTCTTAAACTTTTTAAATCACACATATTACAAATGCACTCTTCTAAATTAGTATCTCTTGAATAGTTAGGGCATTCAACTCCATTTACAGATGATAACAACACATCTATTGTTAAAGAATTAGAATTAGGGTCATATAAACCACATCTAATCATTTCATCACTTGTATAAATACAATCTTTTTTTTCACAAAAATTATTACATTCTTCTACAAGATAACTATCCACATAAATTTGCTTACAATTATCATCTAAATATTCGTTATCAATTATATTATTTTTATACACTACCACACCATCACAACCTATCCCACCACCTACTAAATACTCACCTTTAATAATCTCATTCATTTATTTCATCCATATATAATTTTTTTGAATTTATATAAAAATCTAAATATAAATTATCGTAATTCTCTGTTTGAAAAGTATATTTTCCATATCTTGTAATATTTATCTCAATTTCTCCAAAAGCATTAGCTTGTAATACTCCAAAACTGCTATTTACTTCTTTAAAAATTGCTTCATCAGCACTAATACCCCAATCTTTAATTAAAGATATTGTAATTGTATTTGGAATAGCATAAAATCCATTTTCTTCTATTTTATGGATAAAATCTATTTTTTGATTAAAAAATTCAAAAATCATATTTATATTTTTTGGATATTTAGAATGCTCTATCACTCCAAAATAGCAATCGGTATAATAAGAAATTTTTAATTTACCACTTTCTACAAAATCAAAAGTTAATACATTATAATTTTTAACATATTCATAATTACTAACACCTTCAACTGCTATAATCTCTTTTATACCACCACTTAAAACTACATAATTATCATTATTTAATTCAAATTCTTCTATAACTACTTTATTTTCAATAAATTCAACTTCCATATTAGTTTTTGGCTTACCTATTAAAGGGGAATAATATACATAATATAAACTATTTATAGGTTTTAATTTATATTTATTTCCCTTAGAGTCAGTATAAACAATTATATTATCAGGGCTCGTGCATTGTGGGCTTTCTTTTATATCTAAAATTATCTGTGGAGTTGCTAAAATTTTATCATTTTCTTTTTCGTTTATATAAAGTTTATTTATTTTAGGTTCATCATTATTTGTAGTTGTGTTAAATTCTTCTATATCTTCTATATCTCTAAATATAGCTACTGGAATATCATCTTTTTGTATTGTTTTTTTATCTTCAAAATACAAAACTCCCTTATAAAAATAGTAATCAAAATCTGTAATTTTACTTAAATCATTTATAACTTCATCTATTGTTTTATCTTCTATTGTATAGTCAAAAATAAGTGGAGTATCTGTAAAATTATCAAAATTTAAAGTTACATCGGGTAATAATTTTTGAATAAGATTTTTAATACTATCTGCTTGGATTATTGTATTTAATTTAGTTTTTGTATATTTGTATATTTTAGACTTAGCATATACTTTTATATTGTTATTCGTTAAATACTCTATATTATCTATTATAAAATACAAATTCACTTCATCATTATCATTTATTTTGTATCTTACTTTAATTCTTTCTTTATTATCTCCAATAATTGCTGGGTCATAATAGATACCATTTGTTACAAATGTAAAAGTTGAATATATTTTTTTATTATCTATCTCTAAAATATCATCTTCTAAATTTACTAAATATTCATCAAGTTTTATCTCTTTATTTAGATGATTTGTGAAATATACACTAAATAAAACTTTAATCATCAAAACCCTTTATAACTATTCTTTTTGGTGGATATTGTATTATACCTAATTTATAAAAAGCAAAATTAGATTTTAAGCTAAAACTATTATCTAATATATAATTGCTTGTATTGTTAATTTCTTCAAATTTATTTTCAATATTATAAAGAGCTAATACAGAATTAGATGAAAAATCTCTATCAATTATAAAATTAGCAGTAGATGATTTATTACTTTTCCTTACACCACCAGCACCACCACTAAATAAATTATTAAAACTGAAATCAAAACTATTATCAAATAAAAAATCAAGTGAATTATCAACTATTTTATTGTCAAACATTATTTATCTTCTACAAAATGAATATCAATCAAACCACCCCATACAATATTTGTATCTGCTTTACCTGTAACTGATGTTTTAATCATAGGTGGATTATCATCATCACTATCACTACTTGAAACATCAAAAGCCCAATCGCTATCATCTTTTACAATATCTGTATTGCTATCATCACTAATAGTAACTACTCCATCAGCATCAACCAATACGATTAGTTTTCTCTCAAAAATCCATTTTGTAGAATAGTCATCTTGTAAGGCTTGTCCTTTAATAGTAATATAAGCTAAACTTTTAGGATATAAAATAACATTTGGATTATTTGCTGTTTGAGTATCATCAGTAGTTTTATTCATAAATAAAGTTTCTATATTTTTATAATAAATAAAACCAAAAGCTCTTGAAATATCTTGTGAATTATCAAAATACATTCCAATATTATGTCTTAGTCCTTGTGTGTTAGCACCAGTTATTATAGCACCAAAATTATATACATCTGGTGCACTACTAACATTAGATTGCCCTATACAAAAGTTTCTCGCACCTGATATATTATTTTGAATTCCAAACACTACTCCATTTTCTGAATTATTAGTATTTTCGCTCCCCATAGTAAAAGCATTTAAACCATTAACGATATTTAAACTACCTGCTGTTAAACTTTGTTTTCCATCTGTTTGTATTTCATTTTCACTACCAAAAACTGCACTACCATAAGCATCACTTTTATTTCTATCACATAAAACAACATTTCTTGAAGATGTATTTTCTGTATCATAACCACCTATAATTTCTTCAGCATTTATTTTTACCAAATTATCAGTTTTTGTAATTCTATCATCTAATTCATCTGCTAAAAGCTCAAAATTCTCATCAATTTCTGGTTTTCCTACTACTATATCATAACCATTTTCATCTTTAAAAAGTTTTAAATTATCCTTTGTAGCCATTATTTATCCTTTTTTTTCTGTTTTTTAATCATCTTTGTTACTAATTTCATAATTCCACCACTTTTTTCTAATTTTTCAATTTCTTTGTCTGTTAATTCTTTCATTTAAACTCCTTATTTTTTGTCATACCATACATTTATTACAAAACTATCAGCTGGATTTTCCATTGCTTTAGCATATTTATTTATAACTTGCTTTATCCAAACTCCTATATATCCATTAGCTTCTAACTCACTAATCAATAAACTACTACTTGCTGTATAATCAATTTCAATTATTTTATCGCTCCAATTTTTAAAAGTTATATTATCTTCATCTACATTATCAACTTCCATCGCTGTAACTCTACTAATATTATTGTCATAAAAAGTTACCCAGTCCCCAGCTTTTACAAAATTACTAACATCTCTATCAGCTGTAATTTGTAAATTATCTATATCAATATCTACTACTCTAAATCCACCAAAAAGACGAATATTATCTTTATCAATATCGCTTTCTACTTCATCGTGATTTGCTTCAAGTGCTATATAAATCTCTTCATCTTCACTGCTTGTATATTTTGCTACATCAATACCAATATCAATTATATCTATATCTGTTTTTATAAAAAACTTAAACCATCTTTCACCACCATTTTCAGCCATTCTTGGACGGACTCTTGGTATAAAAGAGTGTAATACACCGCTTTCTATTACTATATCTGTAATATCCCCACCATTATTATCAGAATTAAATTCATCATAGCTTGAGCGATAAAAATTTATCATTTATAGCCTTTTTTAAGTAATTATATTTTATTTTAATGTTTTTTCATAGTAGCAATTTACAAAAAAAATATTTTATAAATTTATGGAGAAAAAAGTTATTTGATTTTCTAAAAAATAGTGATAAAGAAAAAATAGAGAAGCTCATAAAAAGCTTTAAATAAGCTTTTTATATCATACATAAAGCAATCTCTACTTTAAACCACCCTCCATTTTCATTAACTACATCTTCAACTTTTATAATCTCTTCTATCTCATAAGCAAATCTAACTTTTACAATCCCTCCATCATCTTTTGTTATAGTTGTCTCTACTTCTATATCATCTGCTAATAAAAGAATATCTTTTATAGTTTCTTCCCTTAACCACCCACTATCTTTTGATATTAAAGTTATATAATTAGCACTATTCCTTTTTATACTTTCATACACAACTTTATTACCACCTATTGTATCAAAAGCAATAGCTCTAACATTTTTTTGTTTAAACTCTTCTTTTATAAAAAGGGGATAATCAAGCAGAATATCTCCTATTTTAACTATTTTTGTCATAAAACTCTCCTTAATTCTTGACTAAATGCTTTTACAGCACTTTCATTTCCATTAAATTCATAACTTTTCCCACTTGGCATAGTAAAATTGATATTTGCTGTATATCCACTTGAAACTTCTCCACCTGTATTAAACTTAGGTAAATTATTAAAATCTACCATTCCACCAAATTGGAATTTTGGTAATTTTATACTATTTAAAGAGTGTAAAAATTCTGCTCCATAATTTTTAACCGCTTCTTTTCTAATTACAAACTCTCCATCTTCAAGTAATGCTAAATTTCTATCGCCACCACCATAACCATCTAATTTACCACCATTTTGTAATGCTATTATTCCACCATTTTGAAATTTCGGTAAATGTTCTTTTAAATAATCTTTTTTAGTAGTGTTTATAATTTCACTACCTAAATCGTAACTCTCTCCATAAACCCTTGGGTCTATACTTTTAAATAAATTATCATATCTTTTGGCTAAATCTCTATCGTGCTTAATACCTAAATTATAAACAAAACTACTTCCACTTGGTGGTCGTGTTCTATTTTTATTCATCATCACATAAGCTTCATTCATTCCAGCTTGCGAATGATATACACTTCTCCATTTTCTTAGATAATCTTCGACTACTGCTTTATATCTATTTTTTATTTTATCTTCACTTAATAAAGATATATTATTTAGATTATTTTTAAATCTATTTAATCTGCTTATATTGTAGCTATCTAAATAATTATTATCTATTAAACTTTTATCAATATTTTTATTACTTAAAATAGCTTCAATCTGTTCTCTTATACTATTAGCTTCGCTTATTTGCCCTATTGTTTGTTTTATTTTAACTTTGTAATTTTGTAAATAATTTATATCAAAACTATCTTCATAATTATCTTGTAACCCACTTAATTTAAAAATTAAATTTTTATCATACCCACTACTATCTATCTCATTTGATATATCTTCTTTTGTTTTTGTAACTTCATCTAAATAGTTTATAGTTTTATCTAAAATAGGCTCATATTTTTGCTTTAATTCACTTAGATTATAATTATCTTTATAATCATTTTTTAACTCTGTTTTAAAATATTTTTTTGATATTTTTGCTATCAATTCATCACTATATCCACTACTTGATATTTTACTTTCTATATTATTTTTTTCTTCTTCTAATCTATTAAAATAATCACTAAATTTTTCACTATCATTTTCTAATTTTTTGGCACTCTCTTCTATTTTTTTATTTAAAGTCCTATCAACATAATCACTAATTCTCTTAATTTGACTTTCAAGTGATTTTAGTTTATCTTCTGTTTTTTTCGCTTCATCTTCACTCTTAATAGTTTCTTTTTGGCTTTCAACTATTTTTTCATATTGCTTAACTTTTGAATTATAACTATTCTCTTGTCTTTCAGCTTCTTTTATTACATTTGTAGCTTGTGTATAATCTTGCTTAGTTTCATTTATAATAGAATTTAATTCGTTATCTGTTATCTTAATATTTTTCTTGTTTCCATTATTTACCCTAACACTACCAGCACCACCACCAGTACCAGTACTTATATTAGTTGAGTTACCTTTTAAAACATATCCATTTACTACACCAACATTTACACCTAATTCATCAAAATATTTTCTTACTTTATCAATCGCACTTTCTATACTTGAAGTATCTATATTTAACTTATCGAAACTATTAAAAGTATTACTTGAAGTATCTATTTTTTGCCTTGTAACTTCTCCAATTTCAACTAATCCACCAGTGGCAAATTTTGGCAAATTTTCTTTTAATAATTCTTTTTGAATTTGAATTGCTTTATCTTCACTTAGTTGATATTTATTTCCAAAACTTCTAAAATCATAATTCATTTGTAGGGGTATTTTATCAGTATGTTTTACCCCTATACTTTGTAAAAACTCACTCGGCTTTGGTGTATAACTTTGTGTTTTATCAAGTGTAGTACCAGCCCAAAACATTCCAGTTTGCGAATATCTATATTTTCTCTGTTCGTTTATTTTATTAGTTACATAATTACTATATTTACTCTCTATCTCTTCAACACTTGGTACTTTTAAATTTTCAAGTTTATTAGCATAACTTTCAAGTCTATTTTTATCGTTTGAATTCAATACCTTATCTTCAAGTGTTATTCCTAAACTGCTCGATATTCCTTTTATTTTCTCTTTTAAAAAACTAATCTCATTATCATCAACCTTACCACCAGTAGCAAATTTTGGTAATTGTTTATTATTTAACCTATAAAGAAAATCGTCCCCATAATGTTTTACTGCTTCCCTTTTTACTACAAATTCCCCCCTTGTTAAAAGGGCTGGAACATCATCACTATCACTTGGGTCGTAACCTGCTATTCTTCCTTGTACTCTTTTAAATTCATTTTCTTTGACTTCTCCACCAGTAGCAAACTTATGAATACCACCAACTATTCCACCAGCATTATGTTCTTCTATCGTTTTTATAATATGTTTTGTTACTATAACTTTTGGGATAGAATTTATTTTACTCATTGCTTCACTTGTATCAGCTACAACATCAACTAATGGCTTTAAATTTTTAGCTTTTGTTTTTACATCTTCAAGTTTTTTAATAGCTTTTTCATTATCTGCACTTAAATTAAAACTTATCTCTTCACCAGTAATTGTATCTTTAACCTTTAAAAAAGTATCTTTTGCCTTTTCATCTTTTGCATTTAAGTCAAATCTTACTTCTTCCCCCGTTACATAATCCCTAACTTCTAAAAATGTATGCTTTGCTTCTTCGTCGTCTGCTGTTATTTTAGTTTCAATAGGATTACTTTCAAACTCGTTTATTTTCTCATTTAATTGCTGTTCTGTTTGTGTATAATCTGCCATTACATCTAATGTAATTTGTTTTGGTATCCCTTGAATATTTTGTTTAGCTTGTGTAACACTTGTATCATTAGCACTAATAACTACATCTTTTGGGTTTTTAATCTGTGTATCTAATTCCTTAATTTGCTTATCTAAATTTTTAATACTATTTAATGCACTACTTGTGTCAATATCAACTTTTTGCCCTGTTAAAAGCTCTATCATTTGTTTTTCTAAGTTTAGTCTCTGCACTTCTAATTCTAACTGACTTTTTGTAGCTGTTAATTGTGCTTTTAATTGTGCTATTTTTTGATTATGTAGCTCTATTGCTTTTTGCTTTTCTTTACCATAATAGTCGTTTGTTAATTTTTCAAGCTCTTTTAGTCCATTTACGGCTATTTTATTACTTTCTTCTTTACTTACTTTTACTTTTCCATTCTCTTTTATTTCAGTATTAGCAAGGCTTGTAACTAAACTCTCATACTGCCCCATATATTTTTTGGCTTGTTCTAAGTTTCCTTTTTCAAGCTCTTCTTTCGCTTTTGCAAGTTTTACTTCTGCTTGTTTTTTCTTATCTACATATTTTTCATAATCACTTAATCCACTTGTTTGTATATTATGAATTTTATCTTCTATATTTTCAATAGTGTTTAATCTATCTTGTTCTAATTTTTTAAGTTTATTTTGTAAATCTTCATTTAATTTAACTATCTTATCTGTTAAGTCTTTTTCTTTCTCTTCTAATGTTTTAACTACTTTCTCGTGGTCTTCTACCCTTTTATCATAATTAGTCTTTAATTTTTCATAATATGTATTATTTAATTTTTCAACTGCTTCATAATACTCTTTTGTACCACTTAAAACTTTATCAATAGTGTCTTTTTGGTGCTTGTACCAGTCATCTATACTCTCGTTTTTTTTCTGTTCTCTTGCAAGTTGTTTATCTATCTCATCTAAAAGTTTTTTTTGCTCGTCTGTTAATTCTTTAACTGCTTTTGTTTGTGTTTTAGTTTCTTCTGTCGCTTTTTTTTGGTCTTCTATAATCTTTGCATTATTTACACCACTTTGTGCTTCTTGTAAAATTTTTAATTTTTTTTCTAACTCTGCTATTGTGTTTTTATATTCTAAACTACCATCATTATTTTTTTTAATTTCTTCTATTTGTTTTCGTGTAGTTTCTATAAGGTCATCAATAGTAGCTTTATACTTCTTTTGCTCTTCATTTGTTAATTCTAATTGCTGTGTAGCTTTATTAAAATGTTTGCCATAAACTTCTTCAATTATATTTCCTACATTTTTTGTAGCTTCATTTAATTCATTAGTAACTTTATTTAGTTTTGCTGTGCTTTCTTCTAAATCGTTTATATAATAGGTAACACCTGCAAGTGCTAAACCTAAACCAGCTAAAATAGGATTTGTAGCAACTAATCCCATAAGTGCTGTTTTTAATAATCCTATCGCTTCACTTAAACTACCTACACCAGTAATAATAGCACCTATTCTTGTAACTATACTTGCATTTCCTAAAATGATACTCGCTTTTGCTATACCATTTAAAGTAGTAAAAACCACACCTAATTCAGTAATAGTTTTTATAAGTACTTTATTTTCTTCATAAAAATCAGTAATAGATGAAACTCCATCAGTCAAAAATTTCACAAAATTAGTTAATGCTGGTAATAAATCTTGCCCTATACTTTGTGCTAATCCATCAAGTGCAGACATCAACTCTTGCCAAGCACCTTTTAAATTGTCTCTCATTTGTGCCGAAATTTCACTACTTAAACCTGCACTATCTTTTATTTTTTCATTTAGTTTAGTGTAACTTTTATCAACTTCATCAACTAAAACTAATACACTTTTCATTGCTTCTTGCCCGAATATCTCTTGGATATATTTCGCTTTATCTTCTTGGCTTAATGTTTTTAGTTTTTCATTAAATTGTGTTAATACATTTTGTAACCCTAAAAATTTACCTTGACTATCATAAACTTGAATTCCTAATTTTTCCAAATCTTCTTTTGCTTTTCCAGTAGGTGCTGACAATCTTGATAGGACTTGTGCTAATCCAGTCCCTGCTAAACTACCTTGTAACCCTGCATTAGATAACACTCCAATGGCTGTGGCTGTCTCTTCAATAGATACACCCATTGCCTTTGCTTGTGGGGCTACATATTTCATCGCTTCGCCTAATTGACTTATATTTGTATTAGCATTAGTAATAGTAGCAGTCATCACATCGACTACCCTTTTCATCTCTTCTGCACTTAATCCAAAACCACTTAAAATGTTCGATGAAATATCACTTGCTTGTGCTAAATCCATTTGCCCTATCGTAGCCAAATTCAATACATCTGCCGTTGATTTTAAAATATCATTAGTTTTTAGTCCAGCCATTGCTAAATAATTCATACCTTCGGCAACTTGACTACTACTATATTGAGTTTTTCTTCCTAACTCTAAGGCTTTTTCTTTCATTTTTTCTAATTCATTTGTAGTAGCTCCACTAATAGCACCTAACTTTGAAATACTTGCTTCAAATTCTGCAACACTTTCAATTCCTGCCTTAAAAATAGCACCAGCACCTATAATACCACCAATTTTAGTTAATGTTCCTATAAGTTCTGTTCCACTTTTTGAAGTGTTTTTCAATCCTTTTTCAAACTCGTTTATATTTTTATTATTTATACTTTTGTTTAGATTTTTAAATTCATTTTCTAATTTTTGAATATCTTTTTTTGCTTTTTCTATCTCTAAAATTACATCTATATTTATATTATTTCCCATTTATTTACCTTTAAAATTATGAATTTAACATTTTTTGTAACTCTAACATTTTAAGATAATTTTCATCAAAATCATTTTTAAGATTTTCAACTTTTTCACTATCATCTTCATTTTTTTCAAGCTCTTTTAGTCTGTCTTGAATATATTTTTTATACTCTTCTGTATCAGCACCACTTATTCTATGTGCTATGCTGTTATCAACTAATTTAACAAAATTATTAAAAAAGATTTGTTTTATTGTAGTTTTAAAGAAAGAAATGGGGTAATTAAAACAATCGCTGTGATTATTTGTAATAGCAAAAGAAACCCATTCAACTAATTTTTTTTTACATCTTCATTTTGTTTATCATCTTCTTTTTTATTGTTAAAATTTAAAATAGTATCTCTTAACTCTACAAATAAACTAATAGGCAATAAATCTACTTCATTGTCTTTTATAGTGCTACATTCTATAACTAATTGATTAAAATCAATAATACCATTCTCAACACTTAATAAATGTTTTACTAATGGCTCTAATACAATTATCTTAATTTCGTCTTTTTTAATTACTTTTTGTTTTCTAATAGGTAGGTATTTTTTAATTATTGGAGCTTCTAAATCATCAAATTTTTGTAGGTAGTCAAGTTTTTCTAAATCATTCATCATAATAAAACCTTTTTTTGATTTTATTATAACAAAAAAAAGGCAAAAAGCCTTTTGTGATTAGTTGATTACAATAACTTCAAAATATGGATTTTCGCTGTTATCTACTGCTAAAACTTCACCATCAAAAGAAACTTCAATAAAGTTTCCAGTATCTTTTAGTTTTATATCTCCGTTTGAAGTTAATTGTACTTTGTGGAATGTGTATCTAATATCTGCACCATTTTGTGGTTTATTATCAAAAGTTAATCTCGCTGTTACCATTTTTTTAACTAATGCTTCTATTTTTGTAATATCTGCTTTTTCATAATCATAACTAACTTTAATATCTTTTCCATCAATCGCACCACCTTTTACTATAAACAATGTACCTTTTTTATAGTCAATTTCATAATCTGTACCCTTAACGGCTGTTTGTTCGTCTCCATTATCATCAGTATATTTTACGGCTTCACTACCATCTGTAATTTTATAGTGTTCTAAATCTTCATAAGTATCACCCATAACTGCTGTGTGTGTTTCATCTGTAACACTTCCATCATTTGAAACCGATAAATCAGTAGTATTTCCACTTAGTGCAAGTGCTAACATTTCAGCTGTAATTTCACTTGTTTTAAATTTAATTGTAGCACTTTTCTTTTTTACTGCTTTAAAATCAATTCTTTCTTCTGCTTCTTCTGTGTTTGTATGCTCTACATAATCAATTTTAGAATTAAAAGATAAATCATCAGTTAAACCAAAATATCTTTTTTTATCTAAACTTCCATCATCTAAATATCTTTCAATAAATAATCTACCACCACCTATAAGTAGGTCATCTGTCTTTGTAGCCATTTTATAACTCCTTGTTTTTTAAATTTTTAATTATGTTATATTAGACTAATTTATCTATATAACAAAATTGTAATTTTCATTTTAATTTTTAGAATAACAATATATACCAACTAATGCTACTAAAAAAAATAAAATACCATCTGCAATATTCGGCTTTTGCTGTAAATGTTTTACTCTATCTTCAAGCTCTTCTATTTTTTTAGTAATAAATTCATTATTTTCCTTTATATATTGTTTATTATATTTTTCATTTTTTATCAAATCATTTAATAAAGTGTTATGGTATTCCAATGTTTTATTTAATTCTTTAAATTTACCATCGTTCTCATCAATCATCATCTCTATCATACCAGTAAAACTTTGTATTTCCTTTAATATTATTTCTGTGTTATCTTCTTTCATTCTACAACTCCTATAAAGTATTTAAAACTTCTAATTTTACAATATTACCACTACCTTTCCACTCATCATTTGTAAATAGTTTTACTTGTAACTCATAAATACCAGCTTCTTTTAATGTATCACTATCAGTAATAAGATATACTATTTTACTATCTTCTTGTTTTTGTAAATCATAAATTCTCTTATCTCCACTTGGATATAAAATAGTTACTTTTGCTTCTTCTATTTCACTTGTATCTATACCAACATCAAATTCTATTCTTGTATTAGTATCATTCTTAAAAATAGCCATATAAAACTCCTTAACATCTATTTTTATAACTATCACTTATAACATCATCATAAAATCTTATAACCTTTTGGAATTGTGTTTTAAGTGTAGTATTTAAAGTAAAATCAATTTTTTTGTGTATTATTTTTTTTGCAATTTCAATTCTAACTAATTTATTTTTAGATAAATTTATTTTATATCTTTTTATTTCCATAATCTTGTTTTTAACCTTATAACCTTTTGGAATTGTGTTTTAAGTGTTATTTTTTCCCCACCACTAAAACAACTACCACCATAACCAATAGTAATTATTTTGTGTCTCCTACCCAATCCCCTTGCAATTATTTTATTCATTTAGCTCTTCTTTCAAAAACATTTACATCAGTAGGGCTTCCATTATCATCTAATAGGTCATACTCTTTTATTAGATTTCCTTGTAAATCATAAAACTTCATTACTTTATTTTCTATTTTCCAATTACCTACTTCATAATTGTATAATTCACTTAATAGGTCTTCTTTTATATTTATAACACCACCACCTATTCTTTCATCAATTAAAGTAACTCTAAAATAAAATCTACCTATAAAATCAAAATTTACTTTACATCTATAAAAATACTTATCTATCTTTTCAAATGTAGTATCTATTTTTAAATACTCATTATTTTTATAGATATAAAGCCCCATATCATCTGTGCTAACATCTTTATAATATTTAAAGAAGAGAAATTCATCTCTTCCTTTATATATAACATTATGCAAGTAAAACTCCATCTACACCATTTAAACCACCTATTTTGTTTTCAATCTCTTCAAGCTTATCCATAACATCTTCGTCATCGTGTTCTACTACTTCAACTTTTACACTTTTATTTAAAAGCCCAATGCTTGGATTACTTAAAACAAAAAAATGAATACCAGTAGTATCAATAGTTACACTTGCACCATAAACACCAGTATTACCAACTTGTGTAATATCATCTTGGTCTGCAATATCTCCACTTATACCTTTTCTTGCTGTTAAAATATTATTAGCAGTATCGATACTTTCAATATAAAAGTAAATATCTTTACCACTAACCTTAGCAACCATTCCAACTTCCCAACCTGACACATCATCTACTGGAATATCTTTACTTCCTTGTGCCGTGTCTCCATTAGCCTTACAAGTCGCTGGATTTGCAATATCTTTTACAAATTCACTAAAACCTGTTACATCAGTTGTAGTTCCATCTGGATTACCATAAAAACACTTAAAAGTATCCCCATCTAATCCATAAATATCGTCTTTTCCTAAATCTACACCAATAGAATTAGCGACACCTTTTTTCCAAATTGCTGACATTGTATCTCCTTTGTCAAATATTTTAATAGTAACTATTAGATAAATAGCTACTACAAAAACATTAAACTAATAATTCACTATCATCTACATTAAAATATTCGTCTAATATTCTAATTCTTTGTTTTATATTTACATCATCTTTTTCATTATCCCAATGTAAAATATAATCACCTGCCTTAAAAATATAAAAAGGCTCACACCACCAATAAGGATTATCATCTATTACACTAACATTTAATTCCCATTCATTTAAAGGGTCTATAACATAAGCTAATTTTAATGTAAAATTTTCAGCACTAATACTACTAAAAAATCCACTATCTTCTTGATATATTCCTAAGACTATCGGTTGTCCTTTTTTGAATACATCAATCATACCATTTGCACCTTATTATTATCTGCAATACCTATATATAAAACACCATTTATAGCTTCTCCATTATTACAAATATAATCACTTTTAATATCATATTTTTTTACAAAATCATCACTATAAATTTTCCATAATTTATTTGTGGCACTATCTAAGATAAGTAAATAATAATCTAAATTATTTTCATATTTGTTTATATAATCTTTACCATACCTAATGACATCATCTTGGCTCATTTCATCATTTCCATTTAATATAATGTTAATTCTATTCATATTTTTATAAGCCCTTTAACCAATGCTGTTACTATTATTGCTATAACTAAATAACCTAAACTATAAATAAGTTTATTATGTTTTTCAATTTGTTTTTTTACTTCTTCAATATCTTTTTTAATTATTTCGTCATTACTTTTAACTTCATCTTTTGTTTTAATTAAATTCATTTTAAGTTCTTCAATATATTGCTCTATTTTTTCATTTTTTTTATTTACTTTATCTTCTATTTTATCAAGTCTTAAATGTGTTCTTTTTATACCATCATTGTAAATTTTTTCTAAATCACTTAATTTACTTAAAATAGCTTCTTGTTTTATAATACTTTCACTTATTTTTTGTAACTCTTTATTAAAAATCTCATTATTTTTAACTATTTTATCAATACCACTTTTTATATAATTTATTTCAATTTCGTGCTTATTTACTTTATCTTCTATTCTTTCCACTATAAAACCTTTTTATAAAATCATTATATCTCTTAATTTCAAAATTTAGTTTATCATTATTTCGTTTTAATTTTAAAATTATATTTACAATTTTTTCAAACTCTTCCTTTGGGATACAACTATTCCATTTTACTATACAAACTTTTCCTTTATTATTATAAACATCTCCAAAATCAAGTGTTTTATTAAATTCATAAGTTTTTAATGTAGGTAATGGTGGATAAATATATTCATATTTCACTATCTCTTTTGTAGTACAACCATATAAACTAAAAATAAAAATAAATAATATTAAATAGTTAAATTTTTTCATATTTTTACCTTGTATCTTTTTCCATCTTTTTTAGTATGTATATTTTTTTCAATCTCTTCTTCTTTTTTATTATAGTTATAATCTATTTTATCTATACCATTGTATAAATCACTTTCAAACTCATCTTTTTTATTACTATCATCTTTATATTGTTTTAATGTTTCATTTTCTTTATTTAATAGCTCATTTTTAGCACTTATTTCATCTTTTTCCTTTTTTAATAGTTTTATATATGTAATTAAAAAAAAACCTATAAACCCAATTATAGCACCAAAAAACATTTTTATTTTATCAATCATATTTATTCCTTTTATCACAAAATTAGTTAGCTATTAAAATTTTTCTACTAACTCATTATTTTTTACATTATTAAATTGTTTGTCTTCTCTCGGTTTTGTGGCTGTATAAAATCCTATCGCACTCATACCTAATCCTATGAAAGCTGTATAAAATCCTAAAAAAGGTCTAATATCAACACCAAAACACATAACAATCAATAATAAAAATGTTACAAAAATGTTACTAAATAAAGCTACTAACAACATCAATCGTCTTAATCTTGCATTTTTAACTTCTAACCATTCAATAAATTTTTTCATATTAAAAACCTTTATTTGCTTCTAAGTAATGGTAAATAGTTCCTGCTCCTGCACTTGTATTATAATATTTTTTCCAATACTTGGCTCTCTCTTCTATTGTCGTTGGTATCTCTTCTGGTATTAGTTTATATTTTAATCTTGTAAATAAAAAAGCTAAAAAAGGACTATAAGCTAACATCTCATAAGTTACAACACTTAAATCTGTTTTCAAATTCTCTTTTATCTTTTCATTATGCTTCATACTTCTTGTTTTTATATCATCAAAAGCTATTTTATCAATTTGTGTCAATCCAACCCCTTGACTGATAATACTCCTATCTTTTGTTAATCCTAAATTTGTTTCTGCTCTTGCTGTTTCTATAAGCATAATATCAGCTGTTCTATTAGCTCCAAACCCTAAATGCTTACAAATTTCATCTACTATAATATAAGCTTCCTTTTCATTTACCAACCCATAATATCTCATATTACAACCTTTACACCAAAAACTAAACTATAAATAAAATCTAAACTATCAGTATTATTATATTTTTCTTCTAAGATAGATAATTTCTTTTTATCTAAATAACAATAATCAAAATCATCAAAAGCATTATTTCCTAAAACTATATCATCAATAGCACTTCTAAAATCATCTAAACTACTACTAATTGAATTATTGTTATTATAAATAGTTTTATTAGTTACATAAATAGCAAATTTAACTAATCCTTTTTGCTCTTTATAATCTATTCCAACATATTGTAAAAAAGCCTTATTTTTTATACCAGTCTGTAATAAATCTTTTTTAGTATTTAATAGCTTAAAATCTGTTTTATTTAGGTCAATTCTTTTTTTTAACTCTTCATATAAATAATTAGTTAATTCAAAAGTTTTTATATTTACATTCATATTTTTCCTTTTATTATAAATTTATAAAATAATCTTTTATTATATCGTTAATTTCATCAATAGGTATTTCATTATCAAGTGTAGGCAAAATTTTCCTTTGTGGCATATATTTCGTTCCGTTTTGGTGGAATTTAGCATAAGGCACACTATAACCTATACTTATTTTATTCCCACTTGTAGTAAAATTTAAGCTATTTAATAATTGCCCCGTATCTCTCAAAATTTTATAAGGGACTTTACCTTTTCTTTGTTTTTGTTTTATAGTGCTTTGCTTTAAAGGTGCAAACGGCTTTCCTTTTACATCTTTTTCATCAATAAATTTTTCTTTTATATCAGCATAAATCGTTTGTCCTATCAACCTAAATTCTTGACTTTTTGTAAATAAATCTATTTTATTTTTTATATCTTCTATTGCTTTTAAATCAATATCTATTTCCATTTTTAACTTCCAAATCTATCTATAAAATCATCTGTAATAATTGTATTATCATCATTCCTTACTATACTTATTTTTGTTTTTTTTGTCATATTAGTTTCTGTATTAGTCATATTTTCAAAAATCATCTTTCTAATTAAATCTGCTCTATCATTTAAACCTATAAAAGCACTTTTATCAATCCCTAATCTATCTAAAAAAGCAACCAACGATAATACCTTAGCATATAAATCAAGTGTCTTACTTGGAACACTATCTTTTAATACTTCTAACTCGTTATAACTATCATCGATAAGTGTTTGTATTAGTGTATCGTCTGTCTCATTTGTATCTTCTGTATTCATTAAATCAGCCGTTATATTGCTTTTATAAAAATGTAGTAAATCTTTTGGAGTTATCATTTTGTGTAGTCCTTTAAAAGTATTTATATAATCACTTAATTACATAAATACCCTAAAAGGGCAAAAAAACTACATTACGATAATGTAGCAGTAACAATTCCATTAGGTAATGTTACAATCGGCATACTACTTGTTTGTAGTCTAATGTTTAGCCCGTCTGGGTTTGTTACTTCAAAAGTGTCTAAATGGAATAATTTAGCAAAACTTCCTTTATTTGTAACAATAGCTTGGTAATATTCAGCGAAAATTTGTGTAGGTGCTAATAAAATACTATCTTCATTAAAGAAAGGTTTTTTATTCCCTTGTTTGTCAGTATAAGTTTCGTCTGCTAAAATAAATGGATATTTACCACCAAAATAACCATCAATTCCATCAATAGTATCTTGTAGGTTTTTTTGCCCTAACTCTACTAATTTTTGGTAACTTGGAGATTTTAGTAACTTCTCATAAGCACTTGCACCTATAATAAGTCCAAATTTACCACGATATTTAGTAGCTCTTTTACTTTGTTTTTCAAGTGCATATAAAACTTCATAAGGTTTTTTAGTGTCATCAGATACCTTAAAATCTCCAAGTCTATTATCAGCTGGAATATCAAAAGTATAAATCGTATTTCCATCTTTGTCTTTAATAGTTCCTAATACTGCACTACCTGCCATATATTCTCTTGTAGCATTTACTTTTGTAGTCATTCTGTCTGTAATTCTTTTTACAATTTCAACTTTTTTAGCTTGGTATGTTACTGGGTCTAAGTTTTGTAACTCTCTTTTAAATGTTTCTATATCTTGTGGAGTTACTAATTTTAAATCTCCAAATAGTTTTAATTCATAATAATTAAAACCTTTTTTATTATCATACCCACTATTTTTAATACCTGCTTTTGGGTCAATAAGTGGTAATAAATCATCTACACTATTCACTTCTTTTGGTACTGCTACAACACCATTTTCAACATATTCTTTTTTTGCAAAAAATGTATTCAAAATCGGTGTGTTAATTTTCTTTTCATTTAGCACTTCTTTTGTTATCGTCGCTAAATATCCACTATCTAAGATTTCCATATTTTAACTCCTTAAATTTTTTCTACAAATATTTTTTTAGCATTTAATTCTGCTTTTACAACATTTTTATCTTCATCACTCAAATCTTGGTATGCTTGTGATAATAAGTCTTCATTTACTCCACCTAACACTATAATAGCACCTTTTTCAGCATTTGCACCAATATCACTATAAACTACTGCAAAAGCTTCTGTATGGTCTGTCGCTCCTAATGTAGCTTTATCATATTTTCCATCTTTAAATGTTACTATTTCGCCTGCAACATATCCATCAGCACTTGCATTTATTTTTTCTTCTCTAATATCAAATAAATCACTTGTTAATAAATTTGATAACGGGTTACTTGTTTGTGTAGCCATAATTAAACTCCTTTAACTTTCTTAAATTGTTCTAAATCTTTTAATGCTTCTTCTACTGCACTAACTTTATTTTTTGGCTCTGGCTCTTCTCCGTCCATTGTTTTAAATAAATCAAGCTTTGGCATTTTTTCGATAATTGACTTGAATTTTTCAAGCTGTGTATCATTTAAGTCCATTGCGAATTCTGTTAATTCTTCCTTTACTGCTGGAATAATTTTATCTTGATTTTCATTCATAAATTTCTCAAACTCGTTTCTCTTAGTTTGTTTTTTATATTTTTCCAATTCAGCAATTAGTTTTTCGTTCTCTTTTTTAAACTCTTCTAACTTCTCCATCTCGTTATCTCCTTGTCTATTTTGTGTAATGTTATCATTTTCGCCCAACATACTAAAACTTTCATTTTCAAAATTTATATTTGTCTGTATAAATTCATTTTTATCATCACTTTTACTAAACTCTAATGGCTTTAATCCTGCTACTGCTGGCTGACTACTTCCTAAAAGTGCTACACCTAATAAATAGGCTCCCGTTTTATCAGTTTCAATATCATAACTTTGTATCGACTTAGTAACTTCCACCGATACATTGATATATCTATCTTTTATCTCTTCAACATCTTTTTTGTTAAATTCTCCAACTGCAACTAATACACCATTATCATTTATTTTTAATTCTTTTACCCAACCTACTGCTGGTCTTTCACTATCAAAAAAACCATCGTGTCCTAACTTGATAGGACTTCTTCTAAAATTATAATCATAATTATCTTTTAATTGTCTAACTTCTTCATCAGTCCAAACACGACTTTCACTTTCTCCATATTTACCAGCCTTAAAAATTTCAAATTCTTTTATTATTTTACTCATAACTTTGCCTTTACTTATAAATTTTAACTACAAATTATATACTAAAAAAAAAGATATTAAAATATCTAAATTTCATTAGCATAATATAATAAAGCACCTGCACGATATAAATTAGGATTTTTTACTTCAATTATTTTATCAAATTGGTTATATTTATCGGTATATACTACATAATACACCGAATTACCATCGCTATCAATATAACTCTTTATATAAACATTTCTAAAAGTATCGCTACCATTAGGATTTTTCATATTTTGTAACCAAACTTCGCTCGGATTTTCTAAAATATCCCTAACTAATCTTGGCTGGTCTGTGCTACCTTTTTCTAAAAGTATATCAGCACCTAATATATCTTTGTATTGTCTTCTTTGTTTTATCTGCTCTATCTTCATAAGTGTATTATTTAATTTTGCTTTTACTACACCTAAAAGGTCATAATCTTTATATGTTATTTTATTGTCTCCTACTTTTGTATTAGTAGGTATATATTCTCTAATACTTATCGCTGGGTTATGATTAAAACCATCATCAACCTTAAAATCTCTCCACTCTTCACTTTCTCCATTTTCTACTTTTACATTTTTTAGTTTCTTTTTACTTACTGGTATTGTAGTACAACGGCAATTATACCCGTTCGGTGGATAAATTATTCCCCAAATAGGGTCATCAAGCATAAAAACTTTACCATTTAAAGCACTATGGCTTGGTCTCACTCTACTATCCATAATTGCTGTATATTTAAGGGCTGGGAATTGTTTTTTTGTAGCTTGGTATTCATACCATTGGGCTACACTATAACTTTGAAATACATTAGTTCTATAAATAGTGTCATAATGATTGCCTTTTAAATCATACCCATTTTTATTTAAAATCTCTTTTACTTCTTTTTTCCATTCTCTTTTATTATCAAAATTCTCTTCAAGTGCTTTTTTAGTCATTGCAACTATTCTTTTACTTTCAATCCCTGCTATTCTATATGCTTCACTTTTTGCTTTCTCAACTAATTCATCAAACTCACTACTACTTAATGTAATTTTCTTTTTAAATCTTTTATAGGCTTCTTCAAAAGGTAGAATAGCTCCATCATACAAATCAACTTTCTCAAATAAATCTTTTATAAAATCTAAACTAAAATTTGAAGTCTGTTTGCTATGCTCTAATTTTGCTAATAAATAAGTATAAAAAATTCCATAACTTGTAAATTTAGCTAACTTTTCTTTGCTGTTATAATAAAAATCACTTAATTGTTTTATAGCTTTTTTAGGGTTATTATCTAAACTTTTATAATCAAAAATATTTTTATAAACATTCTTATTTTTTGTATATAAATTTTTTACTGCTTTTTCAAGTGCTTGTGTGTGTGGTGGTAATTCATCACTTATTTCATAATTATCTATCTTACTATCAGTTGAAAATAAATCGCCATTATTGATACTATTATTGCTATTGCTGTCATTACTTTTATTACTTTCACTTCTTCCATTTCCATTATCTCCATTATCTCCATTATCTTCTAAATCTTCATCTATCGTATCGCTGTTATTATCATCTTTTACAAAAACAATACTTGGTATTTCACTTTTTTTAACATTAAAACCAAAATTTAAAAATATAAGTGGCTCTATAATATATTTTTTAATTACATTACTATAACTTTTTAAATCCCCTATCACTATATCTTCAAGCCCTTTCATTTGTATTTCTGTGCTACTATAAGTTCCATACTTTGCACTCTCTATAAGTGCTGGGCTTCCTAAATAGATTTTTGCTATTTGCTCGTCTGCTATTCTTATAAATTTTTCAAAACTATCTTTATCGCCTTTTACATCAAGTGCTTTTAACTCTTCTTCTTTATCAATAACTATACTTGCACCACTTTGTACTGCACTTAATTGACTTGCTTTCAAATTCAACTCGATTTCTTCTTCATCATCTTCAACATATTCATCTTGTATCGCTTTATATATAAGTGGTGGTAACCCATATTTTTGTAATAAATTTAGCCAAAAACTCCACCCTTTCTTTTTAAAACTCCAATACCAAAAACAACTACTATTTAAACTTTTACCATATTGATTACTATCATCTAAGCTATTAAAAGTATAAGTCATAAATTTGAATGGTGGAGCTTCTACATAATTACCTAACTCATCTAAATATAATAAATTCCCTTTTGTATCAAACTTAAATCGTAATGGATTACGATTTTTTACATCTGTAATAATAAGATTATTATTTTCATCATACCCCCAAATCAACTCTAAAACTGCATACCCTATTTGATTACCAGTAAAAAGCCCATCAATTATTTTAACCATATCTAAATCGCTTATGACATTACTCACAAATTCTACATAAGCTTCATTGTCTCCATCTATTCTATAATTATAACTCTGTATAAATCTTTTTCTTTTTTGAGAAACTGCTATAATTTGTGGGTCATCTAACATCTCTACATACACATCAATATCAATACCAGCTTTTTTTAATACTAAATCTGCATTCGGCAAAATATCAACCATTTCACTTAGTAGATATGGATTACTTATCTCGCTTTGTAGTATTTTTAAATCTGGTTGCATTGTCGTTTTACTACTCATACTTTTCCTTTTTTTAGTTAATTATAATTAAAAAAGTTATTTTTAAGTATTTATTATTTACACTTTTGGAGTAACTATCTTTCTTTTAACTTTCTTTTTATTACTTGTTAATTCATCTACTAAATCACTTAAACAATCTACTATATCGTCGTGATTACCGATAGGGAAGTTTTCAAGCTCATCTAAAAAAACCCCATTCCAATCTGCTCTAATTATTTTTATAAATCCATCTTCTGCTAATTTACTTGCTGGTAGTGTTCTTGTTTCTTTGTCTTTTATCGGTTTTTCTATTTTTAGTGGATAGCCCCTTATTAGCTTTTTAAAATCATCTACAACTTTTTTTCCTGCACTTGGGTCTAATGGTATTCTTTGTATAACTTCTTTACCATCTTGTTTAGTAGTATTTACAAATGTTCTCTCTACTTTGGCTGGACTTAATCTATCTCTAATCATATCTGTAACATAAATATAACCACGAACATCAATAAAACCTTTTAACCCTACCAAATAATCTGGGTCGTTGTTTTCTGTTTTTTCAGTCCAAGCAAAATCCCAAGCCCTAACTATTTTTTTTGGAGTAGGTAATTCGTCTTTTTCTACTATTTCAAAATAACTTCTTTTATAATATGCACCACTACTTTCTTGTATATTCCAGTTACCACCTAAAAGCCTTTCTCTTTCAACTTTTGGTAGTGCCATCAAGTTTGCTAAATAATTCGGGTCTGCTTCCATTAGTATTTTATTATCTTGCAATGTAGCACTTATAAATGTTAAACTTTTTGGAATTGTGTTTTTAAATCTTTTTTGGAGTGCTTCTTTTGTATCATCAAAATATAATGTATCATTTACATTTACAAACCACCTAATCACTCCATCTCTCTCTGGAATAGGTAGCCCATCATCTCCTATCCACCAATCAAGCAACTCTCTTACCCAACTACTGCTATCTGGGTTGGTAGTAGCTCTTACATAAGGCTTAATACCATCGCAAGTAGTCCTATTCCTTGATAGCATATAAAAGAATTGTTTTTTACTAAAATGTGTTAATTCATCAAACATAATTAAAGGTATCTGACTACCTTGCCATTTGTAAATATCTTTTTCTAAATCTAAATAACCAAATTTTATTTTTGCACCACTTTTGAATTCAAATTCTAAACTACCTATTTTTGGCTCTGCTCCTAATTGTGGATATATTTCGTTTGCTGTATCCCATAATCCACCAGCACTTTTTACTTGTGTTAAATTTTTTCTAAATATAACTGCATTAAAACAACTTTTATCTGTATGAAATAAAGGCTCTAATAGTAAAGCATAAGTCTTTCCACCACCTGCACTACCACCATATATAACTATATCTGCTTTACTTTTAAGGAATTTTTCTTGCTTCGGTTGTGGCTTTATTATCATTTATTTTAGTCTTCTTTTTGTGGTAAATATATATGTATTTGATTTGTAGTTTCATCATTATCATCATTTACGATTTGATTATTTTGTATATTTACTTGATTTGCTTTTGGATTTGCTACGGCTTCTATATCTTTTATTGTGCTTACACCTGCTTTTATATCGCTTGGAGTTTTATATGCTCCTTCCCTTATCCCTTTACCTACTAACCCTTGAAATGCTTTTAATAACTTTCTATTATTTTGTATAAGTTCATTATCTTCTAAAATAGTCCTTACTCGTTCTTCCACTATATCTTGCATTACTGGGTCATTTCCCGTTTCCTGTAATAGTTTCCCTAAATGTTCTCTAACCCCGTTTATGTGGGTATTTATGCTTCCCGTAACTTTCCATTTCTTTTCTGATATTTTATTCTGTAAAGTCTTTTTAGTAACATTATATTTTTTGCTTATCTCATCTATTGATATACCACCTTCATATGCTTTTTGTATATCTTTCCAATTATACTTAGATGGTCTTGCCATTAAACACCCCCAAATACAATAATTTCTTTTATTTTTTGTATTTTATTATAATCTAATTCAAACCATTCTCCTTTTAACCTATTTTCTGAGAATATTGTATGTAATTTATTTTCTATCTCTTCAACATTACAAACATAAAAACATAACTCTATTTTTATTTGAAAAGGGTTACTTGTTTGAATAGCACTTATTCTTTGTTTTGGATTATTTTCCTTTCCTATTTTATAAAATTTTTCTTTATTTGTATCTTCAAAACTTATTATATAAATAAATCCTGATTTTTTATTAAATGGCTTATCTAATTTTTTATATATATTTTTTTTGTTTTCTGATATTTTTCTTATTTGTTTCCACCCGTCCCTTTTTATTTTATTTCCAAGTGTTCCAGCACCTAAATTATATTTTTTTCTTAATTCGGCTTGTGTCATACCTGCTTCAAAATCTTTTTTTACTTCTTCCCAAAACTTTTTACTTAATCTTTTTGCCACTTTTTTTACTCTCCTTTAATTTAAAATCTTTATCATTAAAAAATATATTTTTAAACTTCTTATATTGTTTTTTTATACAACTTGATAACTCTATATAAGTCATATTTTCTTCTGGGAATGTATGTATTGCTAAATGACTTTCTGATAATAACCACATAGCAGTATATCCAAAAGGTTTAAATTTATAATAAGAAAAATCTAAAATTTTAAAATCACTATCTAATAAAATAGAATTTAATTTGTTAATTAAAAATCTTTCATCAGTATTTATTACCCATACTTTCATATTATACATCTTCGCTTTCATTCCCCCCCCCCTATATTAAATAATTCTTCATCAAAATAAATATCTCCTAAATTTTCAGTTGCTTTTTTACTATCTCCTTTTAAAAACACTAATATATTCTGATGGTGTTTTCCTATTTTTCGTGTAGCTTTCATTTGTTTCGCTACTCTCATTGCAAGTGTGCTAATAACATTCACAAGTATCAACTCATTATAATACTTAAACCCTGCTTCTTCCATTATCTCAATAGTTTTTGGGACTATTCCTATATAATTACCATCTTTGCCCCTAACTTCTCCAATTACAATAATAGCAAATCTATTGTATTTTAATTTTTTAAAAGTGTTTTGCAAAATCACTTTATATGTTTTGAAAAAATCTTCGTGTGTCATATTTGATAAATCTTTTGGATTATCACTATAAACTTCTAAATCAGCATAAGGGGGACAACTAAAAATTAAATCCATTGAGTTATTTTCTATATGTTTATCCATATTTTCACTTGTATCACATATATATTTAGCATTTAAACAAAATTTATCTACTCTATTTTGATTATGTTTTACTTGCTCTTCTCTCAATTCAATACCTATAAACTCTCTACCTAAATAACTACTAACAAAACCAAACACACTATCTCCTGCAAAAGGGTCAAACACTTTATACCCTTTATTAGAAAACCACAAAACCATAAGCTCTGACATTACAGGGTCTAATATACTAACACCATTGCTTTCATTCACTAATTTTTTAGACACATCATCATCATTTTCATTGAATAATGTAGCTTTTCTGCTTTCTCCATTATCATTTATTAGTTTTTTCCATTCTCTTTTTCTGTCTTGCCATTCTTTTTTTTTTGTATCTAAAACAGAAAAAGGTGGCATTCCAAAAACTTCATTCAATTTTATGCTTTCATATTTTTTTTCTTCATTT